AGAGAATGAACTTCTTCCTCGGTCAGACTTCTCGCCTTCTCAAATACGGAATGTACGATGTCTGGTAGCTTATTCATCATCAACTGGTTATAAACCATATGTGATACTGTACGCACATTTGTTTCGTCAAGTTCCATTTGGTTCTCAGCGGCATAACTTGCGACAAAATCTCGGATCTCTTTCTGTTCGGACTCTGATACTTCATAATCCAAAAGAGATTCCTTTCCATTTTTGATGGGTACTTTCAGCTTTTCCAGAGCTTTACTGACCTGCTGGCCTATGTTCCCCCATGCATCTTGCAGTTTGGACTTTTCCTCCGGAGATAACTCCTTTGGTTTTTCTTCTTCGGCAGCTGGCTCGGGAATTTTTAACTTCCCTCTCAACTCCTGCAACGCCTGTTTTGCGGAGCCTCCATCAGTCTCCATGTCAAGTTTGTTGAGTTCAAGCGTTTCCTCATCTACCTGGTCAGGATCCACGTTATACTTCTTCTCGAAGCGTTTACGAACCAAGGCTTCCTTACCAGATAATTCCGGGTGATCAAACAGATGCTTTGTTACAAGTGCGTCCATGGGATCCATGTTCGCTAATTCTGCACTGTTAATTTTCTCAAACACCCCATAATTACGAATACCGGTTTCTTTCACAAATTCATTATAAAGAGCCACTTCGTCATTTGCGAAGTTTGTTTTGGGCTTTGTTGAAAGTTGTGATTCCAGATCAATCTTGGCCTGTCTCAGGCTTTCGACCTCTTCCAGTACCCCGTTTATATTCGCTTGCTTGGCCTCATCAATCGTCTTAAAACGATCCCCGAAAATCTCTTTCAGTATATCGTCCTGCGATGATGGGACCGGCGGTTCGTCTTTTTTTTGCGTTCCGGGCGGCTCATCACCTCCTTGTCCTTCGGGCTTGGGCGGCTCATCACCTCCTTGTCCTTCGGGCTTGGGCGGCTCATCACCTGATTCCTCCGGTTTTTCCCCTGTTGCTGTCTCTATGAGTTTGTTGGCATCAACGCCTTCCACATCTTTCAATGCATCAAACTCAGGATTGTTCATAAAATCTTTCTCTTTCATAATTAAGCCGTTTTAGTTTTTAATTTTGATTGATCTGTGTTTTCCTTATATGTTTGCTCTAAAGCTATTTGTTCTAATTTTCTTTGATGCTCTCTCTTATTATTACGATCTTCAAGATCAGCCTTAACTGTCTCTTTCTGCATTTCCAGGTCACTCTCAAACTTCATGTTTTTCCTTTCTTCTTCGGCGGCAACTATTTTTGACTGCTGATCATTTTTGGAACTTATCTCCATATTCTCTCTCTGCAATTTAAGCTGACGTTCTTTGTTTTTCCGTGACCGGTAATTTAGCATTATCTCGGCCAATTTCTCATTACCGTTCTCTAACAGGCGTTCAATCATCATAAAGTCTGACTCCTCTATACCCACATATCCATCTTTGTCAGGCTGCATAGATTTCATTGCCGCCTCCATAATAACCTGCTTGCGCTCTTTTGTTGGCCTGGCCTGGATCTTTATTTCATAATCAGCATCTATAGCATCAGCACCAACACTTAATATTTTTACTCCGGACCCCCCTACAACAGGAATATAGCCCTCATACGCTTTCTTATCATGCTTAATCAACAACTGGATCCTAAGAGCCAGACTGCGAGCCACCTTTTCTTTCAGGCGTGCATACCCTGAATACAAAGGTTTAAGAGAATTAGTTGTTGCGGCAATAGCCATCTGGCTACCACCAACACTCTGATTGGGATCCGGGTTTGATGCATCAGCTATCCTGTTAATGCCTGTCACTTCTCTTATCATTTCAAGGTTCATCTCAAAGAGACGGACAAACTCCTCCAGTTGAGGACCTATACCTCCCGATAGTTCCTGTATTGGCCTCATGCCTCCCGGCAGGTTTGGCTTTCCAAGGTGTGTTGTTGCTTTGTAGATAAGGTCGCCTGTTTCCCTGCGTATGGCCAATATCTCCATCGGCTCCATCTTTTGCCCCCCTAATTTCATGTTCATTAGGGATGTGTATTCAACCGCTATACCGCTATTAGACGACATGGCAAGTGCGTTTTGTAACTTAAACCATGTTAGTTCCATCTGATCAACATTTGACCTTGAAAGGTCAACTATTGAACGCCCCGGTAGTTTGTAAAATTTATAAGATAGCTCAACTTCTTTTTTCCCGGGCCGGGGAACATCATATTGCAACCCAAAATCATAAACATAGTTTGTTCCCACTATCCATTTTGCCCGGTAGACAACTTTATATTTTTTCAGGACGGTGGTTTTCTTTTGAGTATCATGGGTAGTACCTTCTTTCTCATCATAAGAAAATGTATCTCCCCTTGAATTAGTGCGGTAAGTGCGACCTTTCTCATTCACAGAAAACCATTCAGCATCCACCACCTCGATCATAAAATTATCATACTTCCATCCTCCACCTTCCAATTTCAGGTCATCCTCGGCCCATGATGATATGGTAAGGTTTGATGATCTTCCGTTGTAAAACTGAGCCAGTTGGCGCAATATCTCCTCTGAAAGGTCAGTGTTCTTTCTTATATTGCTTATTGATTCCTGTATTACTTCACCACCATATTCTGAGTTTCGGTGATCCCAATACCGGCTGTACTGGATTATTAGTTTGGCAGGATTTACATATCTGGCCTTGGCCTTGCGTGTGTATTGGTCTGTATAGTCTTTTACGGCTGCACTATTAATGGAGGCAAAATCATAAATCATTTTGCGCTTTATCTCTTTCCAGTCAGAAATATAAAAGGAATAATCTAAACCTTCCTCTATCTCTGTTTCCTTAACCAATTTAAAGCCGCCGGTCTGTTCATATATTCCTAATTCATCAAGTGTTTCCGGAATCCACTCTGGCTCCGGCTGATAGCCAGCAATATTGTTTACTGCATCCAGCATTGGCTTATATCTTCCCTTAAACCACTTCCTAAGCTTGTCTAATTCACGGGTTCTGGTGCTTTTGGGATCTACCGCACTCGCAACAATTGAATGTTCCTGTTCTTCAAATATTCCTTGGATGATATTCATAAACTTAGGCATCACCGCCAATATATCCCAGTTAAGATTCATATAGCCTTCCAGCTCTGACCCATCTTCAGACTCATCCAATAATATATTTTGGTATTGTGACGCATCTTGGTTTCCCTCAGCATACTGTCGTAGGGTGTTCAATTCATCAATACTTGAATAGGGTACTCCTGATCGATCTGTAACATAAGCAGCATACATAGCCTCACAAAACTTCCTTCCCCAGTTCTCGTTTTTTTGTGAAATAGGGATCTCATCTTTAGGGAACGGGTATGACCCGCTCTGATAAGACCCCATCGTATTTATAGTAAGTTCTGCCATTATATTATATTTTGTCTAAGATAGTGAATTTTTTAATATTTTTCACTATGTTTGTCATAGTTCTTTGAGGTTATGTCGGTTAATTCAAAACAAACTTTGAATTGTAAAAACCAAAAGTAAATTAAACTTCTAACGATAACCAAGTTAGAATAATTAAAACTTAGTCGGTGTTAGGGATTAACTCCTACTCTAAGTAAAAACAAGCGGTAGTCGTTCTCATTGGAGAAGGCAACGACCTCTTGAAGCTTTAACCAATCGCTTTTGCGTTGGTTGGTAGTTCACTTACTATATACTCTCTTACGAACAAAATTATCAAGAGTTACTTCCTCATTTTCTATTTCTTCTAATTCATCATATATACCAGCGGTTCCAAGTAGAGCATATCCACCTGCTGAAAACAAGTCATAATCAGTCATCTCTTCGGGGCCACCAATATCTCTGCACTCTTCCAATAATTCTATATGATTCTCTTCAACGGCTTCAAATTCGATGAAATTCATGTACTCTGTAAATATCTCCTGCTTTATCTTCTCATTAGTATTGGCACCAGGGGTTTTTTGTTGTTGAAAAGTTTTTGGATCTACCCTGTATAGAAGGAACCCCTCATATCCTCTTTGTTCAAAATAATCCCACAACAGGTCCACGTTTATTTCAGGAAACATAGATACACCAAAATATACACACATCATTAACATATCCTCAGCATACCCATATTTGTTATAGGTTCTATTACTGTAAGTACACACAAACTTGCGCTTCATTGAAAAGTCACCATCTTTGATCTTCCCCTTACGCACCACGGCACCACCACCCTTGGATTTGCGATTACCTTCCGTTACATTAAATTTGAACGGGTCTCCACCAGCCACCCCCCATTGCGTGTTCCCTGGTTTCCATGTGCCTGTAATTTCATCCCAGTATTTGCGATTACTCTCGTCATCATTTAGCTGATGGGATAATTTGAATTTACCTCCCTTTTTTGGTATAAATATTACTTTTGTATCTCTCTCTCCATTAAGCCAGACAAAATCTCCTTCCACCGGCATCTCACTCTTTGGCCTAAATCTTAGCTTATCAATATATGTTTCAAGTTTCTGCATATTAAAACCGGATGCTTTTGATGCTGTCCTGAAACATTCCGTAAATGACATGGGATATCGCCTTACCTCCCCACTCAATCCTTCATAATCACCAGCATCAATATACCCTTTTCTCCGGTTCATTAAATATTCCTTAGCTCCTATCTTCCTTCCAATATATTCAGCTTGCTCTTTCGTTGGTTTATCAACAATCGAATTACCGTACTGGTCAATAAATCCCTGCAGTCCTTCATGTGCAGGTATGAATAGATTTGCTAGTCCGGATCTTGTCTGTCCGTTTGGTGTTCTCTGAAAATAATTTGACATCCCTGCCTGGTGTTTAAAAGCTTTCCCTCCCCCTCTTTCCATCTCTCCAACGGTGGATGTTTTAATAGTAAAACCTACTATTTCAGATCCCGTTACCAGGCACTCTTTTACTACAAGATGCCTATCCCAACAGCTTAGTCCTTTCTTCAATTTACCCACCTCATCGTCATGGTAAACATACAATTTCTCTCCATCATATGTGCCTGCATCAGCCGGTCCAAAATCAATTACTGCTCCCAGGCCAATTTCGCTTGTTACAAGAGATCCTTTACTGGACAATCTTTTCGCCGGGGGTGAAAAACTTAATTCAGTTTTAGGAGACGTAGACCCTTCATAGTTTGGTTTAAAGAAAAATGGCAGCTTCTTCCATGGGGCCACCAGATGTTTAAGAAAACATTTCCTTCCCTGTGTTTCGTTCATACTCTGGATTCCTCCCCGGGCACCTATTGTACGGCTTATAATTTCATAATTAATACATTCTGCTTTATATGTAGCTCCCTCCCTGCGATGTTTAGGGTAGTTGAACCCATAAAAAACCCGGTCTCCTGTTTCTAAAAAATCATAATAACCGGTATCATCATTAATTAGAGCCTCCCCTTTATCATTTATATGCTTAAAGGTTTTCGTCTCGGTGTAACACATACGGGCAAAGAGGAAGAACTTTCTGTCTCTGTCCCTGTATTTTGGTAGGCCAACGTCAAGATGCCACCATGAAACGTAAAAATTGTGCCAACCATCAATGTATGTCGGTTTACCATTGTTGTAAAACCAATATCCATAGAGGCGGTGATACCACTGTTTTTTAATAAACTTGATCTCTTCTGAGTATATTTCCTGGTTTTGTTGTAATTGTTCCCAAATTTCATCGATCATTTCATATTTACGTTGTAACTCTTTTAACCGGCGTGGTATCTCAGGGGGTTTAAAATACTGTTCTTTTGCCGGCAGGCCGAAACCGTCTACCAAATGTGGATCCGGCATCTCGGGCAAACCTATTCTTATAGGAATAAGATCCCTGTCATCCCTATTAACCCATATATACTTGTCTGCTTTTTTGTATTGAGAGAGTATAACAGGGTCAACCTGGTCACTGTATTTCTTTATTAGAGATAGCCTGCTCATTATTTGCCAGTTTTAATGCAATATCCTCCGGTCTTAATCCCAACCGTTCTTCTTCCATGTATCTTAATACAGCATCTTTAAGGTATGGATTATCATCCTCTACCATCAGTTGTGCCATTGTTTCTTCTAATTCCTCCTGTATGTTTCTAAGGTCAGGGATCCTCTTGGTCGCACCCTCTATTACTTCTAACATAACATTATAGTAACTGGCTTCAATAGTAACCAGGTAAGTATATTTAAAAGATCTCTGCATACGAATAAATTCAACAATCTTTTGGTTTACTACCTTATTCATCCCTTTTAACAGATTCTCAACAGGATCATCAAAATTCCCTTTTTCGTCCATATTAAACCCTACATCGTGAGCTATCTCCACCTTCCTTTTTAATACATCAGGATATTTACTCCGATATGGTGTTGACTTATCATACATGGCTATTATGTATAATATTACAAGGTTATTATCAATCTCCGGACCCGGGGATTTTTTGAATATTTTATGTTTTTTTAACTCGGGAAAAATAGTCAACACCGATGTTTCTTCCGGTACCTTGGCAAGATTAAACATCATGCCCCTAAATTCTATATCTGTAAATTGCCAGTCCATAATTTGTTTTCACAAATCTACATATTTTTTCTTTTGTTGTTATATCTTTGCCAATACATCATGTCTCTGCGCTCTATATAACTTACGGCCACCATCTATTTTTGCATGGTATTCATATTCTACAGGAATGTCACGGATCCTTTTCATTATAACCTCATCTCCTTCTTCAAGGTCATAATAATTATCATCTTTATATAAATTATCGATATAAGATTTATTAGGTTTTCCAATATAAGCAATCTTCCCATATACAACATCTGTATTATTGGGTTCTCTCATATCAGGGATTTCTAATCCTACCTTGGCCGCCTTTTCCTTTTTTCTTATCCATTCCGGATCTTCTACTGGCTCTACCAGCATATACCCATTGATAGGTATAATTTTACCATCCCTTATGGCTGCATATATATTGTGATATTTTATAAAGATCCATACTTGATCGCCCTCTCTTACATAGTTTTTTCTTTCAGGAGCAAGACAATTTTGTACTGCGAGAAAATACATAATTACCCTGTCCCCTATTTTTAGTTCAATTTCTGTTTTCCAGGGCAAGCCGGTATCATTTTTTGTAATCTTGTCGGGCAGAGCAGTCACCTCTCCTACCCGTACAACATGCTTATCCGGGTCAAATGCTGTGTCTATATATAATTTTGTTCCATTAGGTGTAATGATAAAATCATTATCATTATCCATCTTAATCATAATATTATTTCCCAGTGTCTTCTTTAGTTTCATTAGTTTAAATTTTGGATACAAGTCATTTTTCCATTAATTTCAACGAACATCAGTTTACCTTTTTTCTCTAATTGTCTAAACCTTTGGCCCATTGCCCTTCGGTCTTTGCGACTCATCCTGTTCCATGCCTGTAATTCGGATCTACGAAGGTTAATCCATTGTTCGTGATATTTTATACATATATAGCGATTAAGCACATCTGTAGCTTTCAATGGTTCTGGCTTATTGGTAGGCTTATCCCAAAACCACTTTTTTAACCAATTAAAAAATTGCTGAACGATATTCATATTAATAAAAGGGGGATTACCCCCCTTGTTATTTAAGCTGCTGGTGTTGTAAAGGATTTAAGTTCGCTGTAAGATGTACCTGTTGAGGATGCCAGCTTAATCCTGTAGTAATACTTTGTTTCTGCAGTTAATTCAGTTAATGCAAACACATAAGCCGTGTCTGACCCATCTTCAGTCGCATCAGGCGTTGTTGAAGCAGCTTGCGATGTTTCAATAGTTTTTGTCGTACCATACTCGCATGTTGGAACTGTTGAAACGCCCTGATTATCGCCAGTAGCATTGATGTTTACGGTTGTTGCAGCCAATGTATCATAGGGATCCACAGACACAACTTTTGGCATATCAAGGCCAACAAGTGATTCTTTCCCGGCAACCTTTAAAGCATTGGTAACAAATGTAGCTACATCTGTTTTGCCGCCCACATAGTGTACTTTCTTCGATTCACGAACAACAAATAAATTGCGTTCGTAAGGACCCCTTTGGGTCGTCACCACCTTCGGAGACACAGGTTTTACGGTAACCTTAACCTCAATGTCTAATTTAAAATCATTCATTTGTATAGAGTTTTTAGTTAATAAACTTGCCACTAATATACAAAAAAACCCCCAATGCGCACATCGGGGGTCACCTTGCTATGAAACAAGACTTGCAGATCAACCGTTCGGCATCGGCTAACATCTGTAAATTTATGAAATTTTTCCATATGTTATGTGGTAATTTACAAAAACACTCT